GCCGAGGTCTGCGCGATGGAGTCCGAGCAGGGGGAGATCGAGACCATCTTCAGGGCCTACGAGATGACCGCCGACCAGATGCTGGAAAAGTGGGGAGAGGAATCCGTCACCCCCGGCCGGCTCTCCGACGACGTCATAAAGGCCGCAAAGGAAAAACCCACCGAGAAGTTCCAGGTCCTGCACTGCGTCTATCCGCGCAAGGAACGCGACGTGATCAAGGGTACGGACAATCCCAAAGAGGCCAGATACGCCAGCGTATACGTGGACGTGAAGCACAAGTCGGTCATCCGCGAGTCCGGCTACTTTGAGTTCCCCTACATGATGCCGTCCTGGTCCAGGGCCGCCGGCGAGATCTACGGCCGCAGCCCCTCGCTGAACAACCTGGCCGACATCAAGACGCTCAACAAGATGAAAAAGACCCTCATCCGGGCGGGCAACCGGGTGGCCGAGCCGCCGGTCAATGTTCCCAGCGACATGGATGACGACCCGGATCTGACGCCAAACGGCGTCAACCACTACGAGTCGGGCACCCGGGACCGCGTCGAGCCGATCCTGCTGGGCGCCCATCTGCCCATCACCCTTGAGATGATCGAGCGCCAGGCAGACGACATCCGCGACGGCTACCTGGTCACGCAGCTGTCCCTGATCGACCGGCGCGAGATGACGGCCGAAGAGGTCCGCACCCGCACCCTGGAAAACGCCATGATCCTGGGACCCACGTTCGACCGTCTCCAGAGTGAGTTTCTGGAGCGCCTGGTCTACCGCATCATTGGCATCCTGGGCCGGGCCGGAGAGCTGGAGGATATGCCGGAAAAGCTCAAGGACAGCGGCGGTCAGCCCCGGATGCGCTATGTATCCCCGCTGGCCAGGGCGCAGCGGCTCAGCGAAGTGCAGGCGATCGACCGCGTGGTTGCCACCGCCCTGGACTGGAGCGAGAAGCTGCCGGACGTGCTGGACAATGTGGATCCCGACGTCGCCATACGGGAACTGGCCGAGGTGGAAGGATCGCCGGCGGACATGATGCGATCCGAGGACGCCGTGAAGAAGATCCGCGACGCCCGCCGCAAGGTCCGGGAGCAGGCCGTCAAGCTGCAGCAGGCCGAGAGCGCCGCCGGCGCCGCCAAAGACCTGGCCGCCGCCCGACCCAGGGAGGCCGCATAGATGAAGCGCGATCAGGTCATCGATTTCAAGGTCACCTTCAATTCGGAAAGCGGCCGGCGCTGCCTGGCGTACCTTGAAAAGAAGTTTCACTTTCTCTCATCCACGGCCGTCCATGACCAGACCGGCCGCGTGGACACCGCCCGCATGGCGCTTAGCGAGGGAGAGCGCAGCGTGATCCTCTTTATCAAGAAGCAACTCGCAGCCGAGCTGAAACCGGAACCAACCGAAAAGGGAGATAAAGAATGAAAAAGACAACCCTACTCATCGCGCTGGTCTTGCTCCTGGCCGCCGGCACGACGCTGGCCGTCGAAAGCGCGACCAAGGACATCACGGCACAGAACCAGTTCACCGACTCCATCCGGGTCCATGCGGTGGGCATCGTCATCATCGAGGACACCGGATCGATATCCGCCACCTTCACGCTGCAGATCAAGCCCGATGACGGCTCCAACTGGGTGGACACCGGGGATACCTTCACTGCCGAGGGCGCCTGGAGCTTTGATTCGGTGGCCGGCGTCCAGTACCGCATCGGTGTCAAGACCGGAGATTTCACGAGCGGCACCGCCACGGTCTACATCTACGAGCGGGAGGACTAATCCATGAAAGCGACCAAGTACTTACTGCTGATCCCGCTAGTGATTCTCCTGCTGGCTCCGCCGGCCGACGCCGGCGTCGTGCGCGATGCCGCTCAGGGAACCGCCGACATCGATGGCGGCGACATCGATGGGACGGTCATCGGTGGGAACGATCCTGCTGCCGGCACGTTTGACAACCTGCAGACGGGATCCGACGGTACCGACGGCCAGCTCACCGTCTACTCCGAGCAGGGCGGTACCGACTACGGCGTCGTGCTTCAGCCCCACGCGACGATGACCGAGACAAGCACATACAAGCTCCCGCCCGCTGACGGCACATCAGGCCAATACATGCAGACCAATGGCTCTGGTGTTCTCACATGGGCAGCAGGAGCAGGTGGTGGGGATATTCTTGCTGACGGATCTGTACCGTTTACGGGGGTACTCTCCCAGGACAATACTACTGAATCGACAAGCTCTACAACCGGCTCAATCCATACCGACGGCGGCCTCGGGGTTGCGAAAGATGTCTATGTCGATGGCGGCATCATAGAGGCTGGGGGTGTCCTCAAAGAAAACCTCCTCACCAACACCCAATGGCTTGCGTGGAGCAATTCGGATGGGCCGCATAATGTGGGGAGCGCGGTGGTCGAAGATGACATGGCAGACGATGACACAGCAGACTGGACCGTGGTTGACAACCTGACATTCGACACAGATCATTATGAATGGGATTGGGATGATGCCAATGACACTTGCTATCGGAACAACGCTGCGTCCCTGACTGCCGGGAAGTTGTATAAAGTATCCATCTGGCTAAAGGATGGCACGGCAGCCGGGCAGGAAGTGCAGATATTTATGAACGATGGCGCTGAGCAGACATCACCCACAATAACTACCGGGGCCGGTGGGTCAACTGAAACTTGGGTCTTTGAGTGTGCCACGACCTTAGCCACATCGGATATCGGGTTTAAGGGGATTTCTGATGCTGGGGGTAACAATATCGAGATGAAGGATTTTACCCTCTACGAAATCACCCCCGGCAACACTGGTTCTAATGCGCTGGCGATGGATGGGTGGTACAAAGACGATAATACGTTAGACATATATCGCCAGCATAATGATGCCACATATACGAAGGATGGGTCTTTTTACAGCCTGAAGGCCGTGAAGGGTGCTGATACGCCCGAAGATATTACTTGGCCAGCGAGAGCATTAGACACGACGACAGAATGGATAAGCCGATTTGCTGGCAGAACAGTAACGTTTGGTGCTTGGGTATATTCTGTTGATGCAACAGACAACGTGAGTTTGCGGATATACGATGGGTCAACAACGTGGAGCACAAGCACGCTTGCAACGGCCAACACTTGGACGTGGATGGAGGTCACCGGCACACCGGCGTCTGCGGCCACATTGTTCAGGCTATATGTTCGTTTTGATGGCGATACGTCCGACGTAGCCTACATCTCCCAACCCATGTTAGTATTCGGCAGTTCAATCGGCTCAGGGAACTATGCGCCGAGGGCGGGGGAGATTATTTGGTTTGAGAATCCTGATTGGGATTTCACAGACTACTCGAACGCAACTATTAGCACGGCCGACGATGCCACAATAAACACCGAAGCTCAGACCAACGGCAGGATTGGAAAGGGAGTGGCTGCGATATATGCCACTATACACGGCAAGGATAGTGCGGTTGCCTCTGGTGTTGGAGCATCTATATCGACCGCTGTCGGTGACAGGACCGCTATTGCGTTGTGGTTACAGGTCAACAACATAGCAGTGAGAAACAACGGGTGGGTAGGTGCCGATTCTAATGGTGACATCTATTTTGCGAGTGACGCATCTGGTGGAAGCACGTTATCTGCACTATTTGTAAGCCCACTGGCCATCCAAACCCGATAAGGAGACAATATGAAAACATCAATCATCATAGCAATACTGGCAATGGCCTTTCCTGCTTTCGGGTTGAGCATCACACCTGACAGCACACGGAGCAACGACAACGACATCACTGTGTTCTTCACTATCACAGACGGGGAGAATCAATATGGCTTCCATGCTGACATTCCCAAGAGTGTCAACATCAACGATTACTTGGAAGCCAACAAGGAGCGATATCTTGCCCTGATTCTACGGAAGCAATACCGAGGGGCAGAGCCAGAGGACAGGAGCCTTGAAGCTATGCGGACGTGGATAGCAAACGGGGCTGAGAATACCAAGACGGTGATCGTGGATGAGAAGGAAACGGTGGTCAAGACGGTCATTGCCAAAAAGGAATGGGTATCTACTCATCCCGCACCGTCTGAGATTGAGGAACTGGAGGCGAGGATCGCGGCACTGGAAGCGAGGTGAGCTACACCCAGGCCAGAGCGAAAGTGCATTGCTAACCACTGACAACTGACAAAGGACTACTGACTATGAACGACAATCTACTGGGTCCGGGCGGCAGCTCGGGTAACTCAAGCGATGGGGACGGCGGCGATGGAGATGGCGGAGGAGGAGAGCCAAACCTCCTGGCCGACTGGCGCCGGCATCTGCCCGACGACGTGGCGGCACTGCCGGCCATGGAGCGGTTCAACGGCAAGGAGTTTTCCGAGGTCGTCAAGAGCTACATCAACCTGGAAAAGAAGCTGGGCGGCAACCCGATCGTAAAGCCGGGAAAGGACGCCACCCCCGAGCAGATCGCCGAGTACTACACCCAGCTGGGCCGCCCCGAGGATCCGGCCGGCTACGAGCTGGGACCGATCGACGATATGCCCGAGGGCTTCTCGTACGATGCTGAAGAAGAGCAGGCGTTCAGAAAATGGGCGCACGAGCAGGGGATCAGCGCGGATCACGCCCAGGCGTTTTGGGAGCGTCGCGTCAAGAGCGCGGCCGACGCCTTTACGCAGACCGCCACCCAGCGCCGGCAGGCGGTCGCAGAGGCGTTCCAGGGCCTGCGCCGGGAGTGGGGCGAGGCGTACGAAGAGCGGCTGAAGCTGGCCAACCGCGTCGCACGGCTGGGCGGCCGGGACTTTGCCGAGTTCATGCAATCACGCGGCCTGCACCAGGAGGTACCGATCGTGAAGCTGTTCGCCGACTTGGGAGCCAAGCTCAGCGAAGACACACTTGCCGACGGCCAGCCCAAGCCCTCGCTGAAACTCACCCCGCAGGAGGCGCAGAGCAACATCGCAATGATCCGGGGAGACAAGGATCACCCGTTCAACCACCCGGACAAGGCCAATCCGGGCCGCCTCGAGGCACTAAAGGAGATGGACGCGCTCTACAAGCTCGCCTACGGCGATAAGCCCTACGGCGACGGCGCGGCATCGATCATCATATAGCCGGCGCCGGGGACAATCACGCCGACCGTGACCCCCGAGCGCGCCGCACACAGATTCTACCGGGCAACCCGAAAGGGTCCGGGCTGTAGCACCTAAGCCTGTCCGGGGTCCACAACTCAAGTGGGTAACCTCCAAGGCGAGAATTTTCGGTTTTCAATTCTCACTTCTCAATTCAAACGGAGGTAACCCAATGAGTGTACAAATCACCACTGCCATGGTGAAGGCTTACCATGACAACGTCCAGATTCTCAGCCAGCAGAAGGGATCCCGTCTTCGCGGGGCCGTCCGGTTTGAAAACCAGGTCGGCCTGCACGGGTTCTACGACCAGATCTCCAGCACCTCCGCCGTCAAGCGCACCACGCGCCACGCGGACACCCCGCAGCTCGACACGCCCCATGCACGGCGCCGGGTCACCCTCGTGCCGTACGACTGGGCGGATCTGATCGACAACTTCGACAAGCCCACGCTGCTCACCGACCCCACCAGCAAGTATGCGATCAACGCCGGTTACGCGATGGGCAGGGCCATGGACGAGGCGATCATCGCCGCCTTTTCCGGCACCGCCTACACCGGCGTCGAGGGGGGAACGTCCACCAGCTTCACCTCGGCCAACCAGATCGCCCACGGGTCCACCGGCCTTACGCTGGCCAAGCTGCTCAGTGCCAAGGAGCTGCTCGATGCAGCCGACGTCGATGAGGAGATCCCGCGCTTTTGCGGCGTGTCCGCCCAAGCCCTGATCGATCTTCTCAACGTCACCGAGGTCAAGTCCACGGACTACAACTCGGTAAAGGCTTTGGTCCAGGGGGATATCGACACGTTCCTGGGCTTCAAGTTCATCCGCAGCCAGCTGTTCGCCCTCTCTTCCGACGACCGCACCTGTCTCGCCTGGGCGCAGGACGGAGTGCTGCTGGCCGTCGGCGCGGACATCGTCACCGACGTCGGGGTCCGCCGCGACAAGAACATGGCCACCCAGGTCTATGTGGGCATGGAAATCGGCGCCACCCGGATGGAAGAGGCCAAGTGCGTCGAGATCGGTGTGTGGGAAGGAACCTGATAAGCGGCCCTGACACCTGACACCTGACACCTGACACCAGTACTTAGGAGGTTGAACAATGGGAACTGTTTACTCTGATGTTGCTACCATCGAAAACGCCCCCACCCCGGACACGCTGATCGAGTCCGGCCAGGTGCGGGGCAAGGTGCGGTCCGTGAATTTCGCCTACACGGCCACGGCCCTGGCGGATGCCTCGGTCATCCGGGTCTGCCGCCTCTACAAGGGCGACCAGGTGCTGCTGGGAGGCAGCTGGATCGGGTCCGAGGACAACCTGGGATCCGGCGTCACCCTGGCGCTCGGGGATGATGACGACACGACGGCTGCCGATGCCGATCGGTACCTGGAGGCCACGGCGATCGCCACGGCCGAAATCATCCAGCTCAACGACGCGGTGGCCTGTCTGTCCAAGGTCCCCTACGTTGTCGGCAAGACTTGTTGGCTGGGCATCACCACGGCCGACGAGTCCACCGGAGACATCCGTGGGCAGATCATGATCCAGAACAACAGCTGACCGCCCATGCACTTTTGGGAGGTCAACGGCATACGAGGCGAGGGCGAAAGCCCTCCCTCGATGGCCGGCCGCGTTCAGGGGGGCTGTTGCCTAATCATCGCCGGCGGGAGCTGCGTGTGGGACGACATCCGCGAGTTCTATCGATTTTTCGACATGGAGTTCGACTTCCGGTCCCCGTCCCAGGAGCCGCCGGCACCGGTGTTTGCCGTCAACGACATCGGCGCGTTTTTCAAGGCGCGCGTCGAGCATCTGGTGAGCATCCACGAAGAGCAGCTGTTTCCCGTATTGTGCCTGCGTCGGCCCAACGGCTGCAACTGTTCCCACACCACCACGCACACGCTGAAGCCCCAGCGGGTGGCCTCACGGCCGCCCTGGTACACCCCTGCGGACATCCGCTGGCGCTTCACCCAGGGGGTCGGTGGCACCAGCGCCATGGTGGCCGGCCAGGTGGCTCTGGCGATAGGCTACGACCGGGTAGTGCTGGCCGGCGTACCGCTGGATGGCGCCGCGCACTTCTTCTACCCTCGATGGGGCACTCTGCCCTATTTCGATTCGGACACCCAGTCACACGAGTGGCACAGTATGATGCGCCACCGGCTGCAGGGGCGCGTACGGTCCATGAGCGGCCGCACGGCCGAGTGGCTTGGACAGCCGGACAAGGAGTGGATCAATGGCAACAACTGATATCACCATCGTCAATCACGCCCTGGTGCTGGTGGGGGCCTACTCGCCCATCACCGCCATGAACGATGACACCGACCAGGCAAAGGCGGCAAACCAGATCTTTACCGATGTGGTGGAAGACATCCTGTCTGAGTACAACTGGAACTTTGCCACCACCCAGGCCGAGCTTTCCCGGACGCGAAAGACCATCACCGGCATCACTGCCGCAGAGCCGCCGGTGGTCACCGCCACCTCCCACGGCTTTTCCGACGGCGATACGGTGCTGATAGAAGATGTGGTGGGCATGACCGAGGTAAACGGCGTCAAGTTCAAGGTGGCCGGCGGGGCCGCCAACACATTCGAGCTGACCGATCATCAGGATGTGGACATCGATGGATCCGCCTACACCGCCTACAGCTCCGGGGGCAAGGCAATGGAGGCGCCGATCTTCAAGTACGCCTACCAGTTTTCCCTGCCCAGCGGATGCCTGCGCGTGATCGAGGAGTACAACGAATACGACTTTAACATCATCGGCGCGCTGCTTTGCACCGACACCACCGAGCCGCAGATCTGGTATGTGACAAACGTCACCGACTACTCGCTGCTGCCGGCCAAATTCCGCCGGCACCTGATAGACCGCCTGGCCCATGATCTGTGCCTGGAGCTGAAAGGATCCGGCAAGACAACGGATCGGCTGGAAAAGAAGATGAAGAAGTCCTTGAAGCAGGCCAAGACCGCCGACGCCCGCGAGGGCAAGTTCTTTAAGGTACCGGACGGCGACTGGCTGGATGCGAGGCTGTAATGGCGAGAGTAAACCCGATATATACGGCATTTACCGAAGGTGAGCTGACCCCGCTGCTGGACGGGCGCGTGGACCTGGAGCGCTACTTCAAAGGCTGCAGCGCTCTGGAGAACATGGAGGTTTGGCCCCAGGGCGGTGCGACAAAGCGGCCGGGTACCAAGTACATATCCGCAGTAAAGGCCAGCGCGGATCCCACGCGCCTGATCCCGTTTATCCACTCTGTGGACCAGGCCTATGTCCTGGAGCTGGGAGATCAGTATATGCGGGTGTTTGCCGACCAGGGCTTTGTGCTGGACCAGGACAGCTACACCAAGCTGTACCTGCCGTTTGACGGCACCGACGGGCAGACCACCATCACCGATCACGGCGAGACCGTCCATACTATGACGGCCAACGCGGATGCCGCGCTGGACACCAGCCAAAAGAAGTTCGGCCTGGCGTCCCTGTACCTGGACGGCATCGGGGATTATGTGAGCTGCCCGGATCATGCTGATTTTTTCATGTCCACCGGCGCTGCCACGGTGGACTTTTGGGTGCGCCTTGCGGCCGTGGGATCCAGCCAGGGCCTGTGGGGTCACAACAGCGGCGGCAACGATCCGCGGGTGGCCTGCTGGGTGGATGCCTCCAACAACGTCAATTTCGAGCTGTACGACTCCAGCCAGAAGGTGCTGCTCACCTCACGCACCGCGCTTGCCGTGGACACCTGGTACCACATCGCCCTGATGCGCGGCTATGATGATGCGGACGACTGGGGCCTGTTCATCAACGGGGTTCTGGAAGACAGCGTCAACGATGCCAGCAGCTGGGCCGACAACGGCGGCACCTTCGATGTGGGCCGAGCCTACGACGGCTCGTCTACAACGTATGTGAACGGCTGGCTCGATGATGTGCGCGTGTCAAAGGGCATCGCCCGGTGGTCCGGGGACTTTACGCCTCCCACCAGTGCCAGCCCGATCGGCACATCCGGCA